GTGGCGTATCCTCCAGAACCCGAACATCCACGTTGCAATCATCTCCAAGACCCAGACCCGCGCCAAGGAGATTCTCCTTTCCATCTCCGAGCGGCTCTCCAGCAAGAACCGGATGTTCCAGGAGCTGAAAGATGACTTTGCACCCCCGGAGGGTTTCGATGCCAACACGGTGTGGACTGCCTCTCGGATCTACCTCAATCCTGAAGTTCGAGACGCCGGAGACAAGGACCCGACTGTCCAGGCTCTTGGTATCACACAGCAGCTTTACGGATCACGACTGGACCTTATGGTCCTTGACGACTGCGTGGACCTTAGCAACGCTCATGAGTACGACAAGCAAGTCTCCTGGATTCAGAAGATCGCCTCAACTCGTATGGACCTTACTGGTGATGGTCAGATCGTACTTGTGGGTACTCGTCTAGCCCAGGATGACCTCTACGCCAAGATCCAGAACCCGTCGTACTACTCCGAGGGAGAATCCCCGTGGACGTACCTGACGCAGCCAGCGGTACTGGAGTTCTCGGAGAATCCTGCCGACTGGGTTACTCTCTGGCCGAAATCGAATCGGCCTTTGATGGCGTCTTCAGCCCGGAAGAAGCGGAACGCTGGCAAGACTACTGCCGATGCGGACGGGCTGTACATCGCGTGGGACGGTGAGTCCCTCTCCAAGGTCCGAAAGTCGATGGACGCTGAAGGCTGGGCTCGCGTCTACCAGCAGTACCAGGTCTCCGACTCCACGACCTTCCAGGCTAAAGACATAGACGGGTGTACTAATGCTCTCAGGGTGCCCGGTCCCCTGGTGCCCGGCAAGCGTGGACACCGCGATGGAGGCATGTCCGGCCTGCACGTCATCGGAGGGGTTGACCCCGCCACCGAAGGCTACACGGCGGTTGTCATCTATGGTCTCGATATTCAGACCGGGCGACGCTACGTACTTGACATACACAACCAGAAGCAGATGCTGCCTCACCAGCTCAATGCCTTGCTCAAGCACTGGACGATCCTGTATGGAGTCCGAGAGTGGCGAGTAGAGACGGTAGCCCACCAGCGGGTCATCATCCAGGACCAAGACCTCTTGGCGTTCATGCGGGGCAAGGGCGTGCAGCTCAACCCGCACATCACGAACAGGAACAAGTGGGATGAAGTCTCTGGTGTTGCGTCGATGGCAATGCTGTTCAAGGGATGGGAAGACGGTATCCCTCTCATTGAACTTCCGAAGCGGACTGGCCACTTTGGAGTGCAATCGCTCTGTGATCAGCTTGTGGGTTGGTACCCAACTCCCAGCCGCTCTGCCAAAGCCCCCATCCAAGACACGGTCATGGCTCTGTGGTTCTGTGAGCTACGAGCGCGTGAACTTTCAGTACACGGACACCAGTCGGTTGACTTCTTTGACGATGGCCTTCTCAGCGCCATGGACAAGGAAAGCCAGTTCGCAGTAGACCTCAATGAGTGGAACCGCCAGTCGAACCTGGACAACTGGCACTACACGAGCTGGAAGGAGAATGGCAGTGGAGCCAATGTCTGGTGAGCGCAAACTCTTCACTCAGCGGATGTACTTCCCGGCCTGCCCCTCCTGTGGAGGACGCCCCTTCACCACGGTTCGTGCGTACTTCCCCATGACGGAGGAAGAGAAGGATCGTACCCTCGCACAACTCAAGGCCTGGTCTGACCAGTTCTATGACAAACACTTCCAGGAGCACCTGGACGAGATCGATGACGAACTCGACGAACTTTTGGAAGGAGGGTAGCCAATGGACGTAGCCGACATCTCCAAGCGTGTGCGGGAAATTCGTAATAAGAAATACAGCCGCGACCAACGCATGGAAAACGTTCGTGCCGTCCGAGCCGGTGACGTGTCACACGTTGTACCTGGGATGCTTCCCGATGCATGGCCCAAGTCAACCGTATCCAACATCATCGACATCGCTGCCCGTGTCGTCGCAGAGTCCGCTGGCACCATGCCTTCGATCCTGTGTACCTCTGGCGTCAACGTAAGTGATCGGCAGAAGAAGTACGCACAGAAGCGTACACTTATTGCCCAGCACTATTCACAGGCATCCAAGCTCAAGACCAACATGGTCCAGGCCGCTGACCTCTTCGAGACCTTCGGCTTTATCCCGTTCATCGTGGAGCCTTGCTTCGACGAGAAGGACATCTTCGGTGTCGGACCTCGTATCCGCATCGAGCACCCGATGTACTGCTACTACGACCTCACCCCCTGGGGGAGGGTCAAAACCTTCTTCAAGGTCTTCGACCAAGAGGTAGGCGACCTGATCAACAAGTTCCCGGAGGTTCGAGGCAAGCTCCTCGCCGGGGACAACGTTAACATGTCTACCCGACTTGAGGTCATCTGGTGGATGGACGATGAGCAGATTCTGCTCTTCTGCCCTCAGCGCAACAATCTCGTGCTGTCCACAATGTCGAATCGGTTGGGCCGGTGTCCTGTCTTTATCGCAGAGCGCGGACGCTTCGATGATGAGACCAGAGGCGCATTCGACGACGTCACCTGGATTCAGCTACTCCGTATGCGCATCAGCATGCTCAGCCTGCGAGTGATGGAGCAATCCGTCAATGCACCCATGGCAGGGCCGATGGACGTCACCAAGTTCGCTTGGGGACCCAACCAGATGATCCGGAGCAATGACGCTGACAAGATTCGTCGCGTGGGTCTGGAAGTCTCACCCGTCGCGATGCAGCTGCCAGAAATGCTCCAGCAGGAGATTTTCACAGCAGCTCGATTCCCTGAGGGCGCGACTGGAAAGCCTCAAGGCTCGGTAGTCACTGGTGCAGGTATGGACAGCATGATGTCCACCATGGACTCAAGGGTCAAGACATCCCAGCTGATGCTGGGTGAGAAGCTCCAGGAAGCACTGAACTGCTGCTTCGAGATGGACGAGAAGTTCTGGCCGGGCACGATCCGCAAGGTTCGCGTCAACGTCAACGGCACTCTCTTCGAGGACACCTACAAGCCTCGTAAGGACATCGCGGGCATCTACGAAGTAGACGTGACCTACGGCATGCTCGCCGGTATGGATACGAACCGGGCAATGGTCTTCATGCTCCAGGGCCGGGGAGACAACCTATTCTCCCGAGAGTTCGTGCTCCAGAACATGCCCTTCGACATCAACCCGCAGCAGGTCCAGCAACAGGTACACGTCGAACAAGCTGAGGACGGCCTCAAGCAGGCCATCATCGGGGCACTTGGCGCAGCCGGTCAAATGGCAGCCCAAGGGCAAGACCCCACCCAAATGATCACGGCTGGCGCGCTCTTCATTCAGGAGATCGAAAGAGGCACCTCGGTAGCTGACGCTGCCAAGAAGGCCTTCGCCCAGCCTGCTGCACCCCCCGCCGCGCCAGGTCAAGAGCAAGGCCCCCCCGGACAGGCAGGACCCCCAGGAGCCCCCAGCGGGGCCGGAGGCGGTCTAGCTGCCCTCCTTGGTGGTGGAGCGCCTCCCGGTGGCGGGCAACCCCCTGGTGGGCCTCCTGGAGCTTCTCCGATGGCGGGCCCTCCAGGGCAAGCCCCCGGACAGCCCGCAGGTGGGTCGTCCATTGAGCAGCTCCTTGCGGGGCTGACAGGTGGTGGAGGTCCCACGATGGGTGCCTCCGTCAAAAAGAAGATCCCAACAGGATAGGTAGCTCATGGCGCTCGACCTCAAGAACCTCAGCCCGGAGGCTAACAAGTTCCTCAAGGCTCTTCTGGCTGAAGGTGTCCAGTTGAAGGATGAAGTTCTGCACCGAATCTTCCGCAGGGTGGACAACCCGGCCGGTTGTGAGAAGTGCGGCGCTCGAACCAAGCTGGCAGCGGAGAACGCTGCTGGTGCTCTCGTTACCACCTGCTGTGGTGATGTTGTCATCCCAGCCCCGAAAAAGGATAAATAACTATGGCCCAATCAGGTGGTCGTCAGTTCGACACTCCGGACTTTAACGACTCCGTTCCTCCGGACCCGGCTATGCAGGGTGACGCTGGTGATGCCAATCACGTCATGCGTCCGCCCACGGTTGGCGGTAACCCCCGTCTCCGTATGAGCATGGCTTCCCCGACTCACATCGACCTCCCGCTTCGTAGCACCACCCCTCCGGGTGTCGGTGGCACGTTTATGCCGGGTGGGTCGCAGGGTTCCCTGGACAAGGGTACCGAAGAGCGCTCCAGCGCTGCGTAAAGAAAGGCCCGACCATGGCTGAAGACGAAGAAGTCGAATACGAGGATGAGGAGCCTGAAGGTGATTACATCTTGATCTTCGACGAAACTGATGTCCGGGCTAACGGCTGGACTGCTGCCATGGTGTTTGCCGAGCTGTTCAAGAATCTGTTCGCGTGCTTCGCGACGTTCTTCAACGCTTGGTCGATCCTTGCAGAGCGCAAGTCAGACCACAAAGAGAATCAGCGTGTGCTGCACGACGCGGTAACCGCTGACCTCGAATCGCTTCCAGTAACCGAGGAGTAACGTGCCATCACCCAGCAATCCTGGGGCAGCAGCCGCAGCGACGGCTGGTCCCGGCAAATACTCCCAACGAACCGATGGCGGTCCACAGGCCGGACAAACACCCAACCCGTCTGCTGCGCAAGCACAGTCGCCCAAGGTGTTGCCCGATGCCAAGTATGGAGAGAACAAAACTTTCCAGGACATCCAACGCGGTGCTCCGATGTCGCAGACGAACCAAGCCTCAAACCCCCAACAAGGCTTCGCGCCAAACCCGTCTGCTTCAGGCGTAGTGCCATTCAGTGCCCCCACCCAGCGACCCGGAGAGCCAGTCACGGC